CCCCCATCAAGACCGATATGGAGTCCTTTTTTGAGGTGCTTACGGAAACCAACTAAAGCAGGAATTCTTGCAAACCCGTCTTTATCTTGCATGAAACCAAAAGAGACGTTCCAGTTTTTCTTTGAAAAGTCTACTTTTTGACCCCATGACTTGGAATCCCAATCAACATTTTTTGCAATTGGTGCCATAGCTGTTGCTCCGAAGGAGATGTCCCATCCCCCTTTTTTCTGAGCGAAAGTAGCTATTGAAAACATCATAGCAAAAAATAACAAAATGTTTTTTTTCATTTGTGTTTTGTTTTGTGATTTATAAATAAAAATCCCATCACAAATTCTTTCAAATTGCGTATGGGACTGATATTTCTGTTCTATAAATATCTTATGAATTTTGAAAATCGCTCTTTGTCTGTTCTTGAAGGTAGGTGCACTCAAAATTCTTACAGGTATTGGGACGTATGTCGTAAACCATGCAGGCCTTTAGTTTCATATTGTAGAAGATGCAGGGAAGGATAGGATTTATGGTGTCAACTCTTAATGATGGATAACTTCTTTTGTCTGACCACATTGATTTGTTTGGGAATAGTTTTTTCCCCTCTTCTATGTCAATAAAGACATCTTTGTAGTCAATTTCCCTTCCGAACTTTTCAGAAAGTCTTTGTAAAAATTCTTTAGTATCGTTGTGAGGACCGATGATAAAATCCCTATTTCCAAGGGTACAGCAACCTCCATGGTTTCCTTCGAAACCCATGCACTTATTACTACATATATTGCAATCTGTACCCATAAAAAATTAAAGGGATAATAATTGTATCCCTTTTTTGGTGGAGATGGCGAGGGTCGAACTCGCGTCTTACAATATTAAAATAAACAGACTACACGTTTATTCGATTGGTTCTCAACCGACAAATAGAGAGTTCTTTTTTTCCACTAGAACTTACAACTGTGGTCGGTTCCTATTAAATCGGAATGAACCGAAAACACCTCCTGACAAATTTTCTGAACTTAATCACGTGGTATTTGTCAAACCTCATGGACTTCTGTTCCTAGGTATTTGTCCTTACCGACCCGACGTTGTCGAAACTATTAAGCTCCAACAACAGCTTCCTCAGCCACAAGACCGAGAACAGCCATTTTAGCAAAAGTATTGCCAGTTATAATTCGAATCAGTTTTCAAGGAGTTAATTCAGCTCCTACGTGCCTGCGTACCTTAACTATTGCAATCAAAGCCAAGGCATCCCCATATTTTCAAAGAACATTACAAATGTAGGTATAAATATTTTATTTTCAAACTTGTATTTATAAATATGGGTAGATTTGACTCATTTGTGGCACTAAAAAACTTTCTCGAGGGAAAACTTGATAGGTATGAACTCAGAGGTATTGATAAAAGAATTAATCAAGTTTCTCCAAAGAAGGACCTCGGCTCAAGTATGATTTATTATGATATGGGTTCTGACGAGGATTTATTCAAATTAGTTGGTCTTAGTGAAGAGGACATTTGGACTTACCGAAGTGTATCCTCGATATATGGTGGAGACATATATAGTGAGGAATTGAGTCACGAGGATTTCAACTCAGGATATGGTATTTGGGATAGTTTGGATGAGGACAATTTCGATAAATTGAAAATGATTTCTCAGTACATTATGAAAGAACCGTTTGAAGTTGATAATGATTTCTTGGGTAGATTTGCGAAAACTCTGTATAAAGTTTTCCCAAAAGAGACTCTGTCGATGATTAGGGATTTTGCTTATGAAAGAGATGGTGCTATGAGGAGCTCCGCAGAGGAAATAGTGAAAAAAGACATTCAAGACTATTTTGATGACAGTAATATAACTTACAATGGTAATGGTGTAATTTCATTTACAGTAAAAACTCTTTATAACAAATACTTGGAGATGGCAACACCCCATTATTCAATTTATAAGGTGTTAGGAAAACTTTTTGAAGAAAATCCTACTGACATGGGAGATTGGAATAATGCCGCTTGGGAGTCTGACTGGTCGGTGAATTTTGATAAAGAAAGTTTTAATCGTTCAGTCGAAAGGGAACTTGATTCCATTATTGAAAAGTTGGAAGATGATGAAGAGACTGCAAAAAAATTCGTAGAAATGATTTCTAGAGTAAGTGCTAAGCACCCTCAAGGTCATTGGAAAAATCTTCCAAAAGACACAACCAAAACAGTTGATTATCAAGTTCGAGGGTTTGATTATCCTACTCAAACTATTATTGTGAAATTAAGAAAAGACCTCAAACAAAAAGAATTTAAAATGACCGAGGATAACTTCAACAATCTACTATATCAACCTGAGTTATTCAAAATTGGAGAATTGCACGAATTTTAGTATCTTTGTGTCATGGATTACAATTTTGAGCTATTGAAAGAAGTTTTATCTGTTCCAACCACAACCTATAAGGAGGATTTGATGATTAAATTTTTGGAAAATTGGTTAACAGAAAAAAACATATTACACTACAAAGACGAGTATGGTAACGTATACGCTACAAAAAAAACTTGTGAAGTTTCTGACGATTTTTTTTATCCTTGTGTTATTTCTCATACTGATACTGTTCACGGACTTAACCGTATAAATGTTCATGAGGAAAAACTGTTAAATGCCCAAGGTGAACTAAAATTAGCACTCAAAGCTTACAACGACAAAGGCGGACCTACTGGAATTGGTGGTGATGATAAATGTGGTGTTTACGCATGTTTGACACTGCTCGAACAAGTACCTTTTTTGAAGGCAGCATTTTTTGTTTCTGAAGAAACAGGGTGTCACGGTTCAAGAAAAGCCGACAAAGATTTTTTCAACGACGTTGGTTATGCAATTCAATTTGATGCTCCGGAAAATTGGATGGTTACAGAAAAATGTTTTGGTCACGTTTTATTTGATAGGGATAGTAATTTTTTCAAAAGTTGTGACAAAGTTCTCAAAGAAGGAATGAATCAATCTGATATGCAATACATGGTTCATCCCTACACAGATGTTTATGCTCTCAGAAGTCAATTCGATTTTTCTTGTATCAATTTCTCGATTGGATATTATGATTACCATTCCGAAAATGAATATGTTGTTGTTGAGGATGTTTATAATGGAATCAATATGGGAAAAAAGATGATTGAAAAATTAGGTTACATCAGACACTTTAAAAAATCTTCAACAGAGGCCGAGCGATATGTCTTATATTAAGTTTTCCAACTTTTGGATATAAGGTTGGACCATTGGGTGGTCTTGAATATCTGTAAATTCAATTCCCTGTGATTTCATATTCTTGATTGTTCTGATTATATTTTCCAAGCTAGATTTGACGGCTAAAGAAGCTTGTGGGTAATTCTTTATAAATTCTGATAACTTGAATATTGTCCTCGCATCTTCAATTGGGATATCTAATTTTCGAATAATTGACCCAACCATATTTTTTGCAAATTGGTCTGCGTCTAACTCCATTTCCCAATATTGTTTGTAGAGAGATTCAAAATCATTCAAATCAAACTCTGTCAATGGGTTTGGCATTTTGATTTCAGATATTTGTTGTTCATGTCTGATTTCATGAAATAGAGTATAAAGGAAATCCCCAAAAGTAGACATGTGATTTGGTGCACAGACGATAACTTGGTCCCTCGTTCTTACACCAGAGTAGGTAGTGCAAGCGTTCAAAAATTTGACTCTATATCCTGATTCATTGATATAATTCTCAACAAATTTCTTTATCAAAGCAATTTTACTCCTTTGTTTAGCGGGAAAAGAAGATTCGAATTTTTCTAATACTCTATCAAAATTAGATGGTTTCGGTTTATTGTCGTATCCACATTTATGACAAATGTATGGGTCATTACCACCTTGGGAAAGTTTCCAAGTCCATCCACAATTATCACAAATTACGTTACCGTCCTTAATTTCCTCTGAGATTAATTTTTTTATCAAGTTTCTCACTATGATAAATATAAAAAAAGGGGATTAACTCCCCTTTTCTATTTTACTTTTCTTTTGTAGTTTTACTTCTTCACCAACTACTTTCAATTCGTATGATTTATTTTCTAGAATGTTACCTGTCAGAACCTCCTCTGAAATCAAATCTTCAATTTTGTCTTGAATAGCCCTTTTGAGTGGTCTGGCACCATAAATTTCATCAAATCCTAATTTGGAAAGATATTCTACAACAGTTTCATCATAATTGATTTTATACTTCATTTCTTGAAGTCTGCTTATCATTTTATTTAGTTCAATCGAAGTAATTTTTTTGATATTTTCTTTACTCAAAGAGTTAAATACTATTGTGTCATCAATTCTGTTTAAGAACTCAGGAGAAAAAAAGTTTTTCATCTCTTTTAGTAATGTCTGTTTTTTTGCTTCCTCATTACTATACGAATTATTAAATCCAATACCTGAACCAAAATCTTGAAGTTTTTTCACACCCAAGTTGGTTGTAAGGATGATGAGTGTATTTTTAAAATTAATTTTCCTACCTAAACTATCTGTGACATGTCCTTCATCCATCATTTGAAGTAGAACTGTGAATACATCCTTATGAGCTTTTTCAACCTCATCAAAAAGAATAACTGAATAAGGTTTATTTTTAACTTTTTCTGTAAGTTGACCACCTTCTTCATATCCGACATAACCAGGTGGAGCTCCAACCAATTTTGAAACTGTGTGTTTTTCTTGATATTCACTCATGTCAACACGGATTAAAGCGTCTTCGGAGCCAAACAATTCTTTAGCAATTTGTTTTGCTAAGTGAGTCTTACCTACTCCAGTAGAACCTAAGAAAATAAATGAGCCGATGGGCCTGTTTGGGTCTTTGATACCGAGTCGGTTTCTTTTGATGGATTTGACAATTTTTTTCACAGCATCATCTTGGCCAATCACTTTGCTCATAATTTGTTTGTCCATGTCTACAAGATTTTTTGTATCATCAACTGTCATTTTGTTTACAGGAATCTTAGTCATATTGGAGACAACATCGTAGACATTTTCAAGAATAACGATTTGTTTTTCTTTTTCCATGAGCTCCTCAAACTTACTTTTCTCTAAATCAAGTTTGTCTAATAATTTTTTTTCTTTGTCTCTAAGTTGAGCCGCTTGTTCGTAGTTTTGTTTTTTAACAACCTCAATTTTTTGTTGTTTTATCTCACTGGCTTTCTTTTTCAATTCTTCGATGATTTCAGGAACTTTCACATCAGTCTGCATTCTTGCCCCAACCTCATCCAAGATATCAAAAGCTTTATCTGGAAATTCTCTATCAGTAATATATCTCTCTGCGAGTTTGACACAAGTTTCAATCACTTCATCAGAATATTTTACTTTGTGAAATGACTCGTATTTTGCTCTGATGTTTTTCAATATATCAATTGTTTCTGAAACTGTAGAAGGTTCAACCATTATTTTTTGGAATCTACGTTCAAGAGCTCCGTCCTTTTCAATATTTTTTCTAAACTCGTCCGAGGTAGTCGCACCAATAACTTGAATTTCCCCTCTTGAAAGCGCAGGTTTGAAAATGTTTGAGCCATCCATAGAACCTACAGAATTACCTGAGCCAACTAAGGTGTGTATTTCATCGATGAATACAATAATGTTTGGATTATCTTGAAGTTCTTCTATGATTACTTTCATTCTTTCTTCAAACTGACCACGATATTTTGTTCCTGCAACAACGGAAGTCAAATCCAAATTAACAATTCTTTTGTCAATTAGATTTTTTGGACAATTTCCTTGAACTATTTTTATTGCAAGACCTTCGACAATTGCTGTTTTACCACAACCAGGTTCACCAACAATTATAGGATTATTCTTTTTTCTTCGAGACAAAATTTGTGCAATTCTCAGAATCTCACGGTCTCTACCGATTACTGGGTCTAATTTTCCTTGTTCTGCCAATTTGTTCAAATCTCTACTGAAGTTGTCCAAAACAGGTGTGTTACTTTCAGGACTTTGTTTTGTTTTTTTACTCATCATTTTTTCGTCGTCGTCAATTAGGTCATTCATATTTTTTTATTTTTACAAAGGTGTATCAAAAAATGGACAATTCCAAACAACTTGTCAAAATGACATATTTTTTTTTATTTGTTGTCATTTTGACTTAATTGATAAAGATTGTTTAGTAAAAGTGTCTGTAATAATTCTTTGGCACTCATGTTGATAATCATAAGTATAAATAATAAATAAAAAAAAAATAAAGATTATGATTTTATCAAACAACGAACTAAACAGAATTTTTGATGATATTCTTGGTGGTAATTCTAACTACAACTATAAAACCACTTTAATCACAAAAAAAGATGAAGGTGAAAATTATGAAATGAACCACACTTCAGATGGTGCATATCTTTTCTTCGAAGCACCTGGATTCAATAAAAACAACTTGAAGGTCGAAATGGAAGATGGTATGTTACACATTGAAGGGAAAAGAACTTACAAACTGAATGGAAAAGAAAAAACAAGGACCATTTCCAAAGAATTTAAAATTGGAAAAGAATATGACCCATCTTTAGTTGAGGCAACAATTGAAGACGGACTCTTGACCGTTTTTGTTCCAAACTTTGAGAAAAAAGAAAAGAAAAGAATAAGTCTTCTTTAATTTTACAATTTACTAATTGAAATTTTCTGAAATAATATTTATTATAAAATATTTTTGGAAAAAGTTTTATTAAAAGGTACATACGGGTTCAAAAATTTTATCAAGTCAGAAATTCAAACAGAGTTGGTGAATTGGACAAATGATAATATTGATAAATTTAGAATAAACCCGAATGGTTACGGAAGAAAAAATAAGTTCATCACATCTGAAGATTCCATTCATCCAATTGTGCAAGAAATTAAAAAAAGGGTAATTGAGGTTGATGGCATGAACCCTTCTCAAGTAGATTTTTCACATATGGATTACATTGGTGTAAACATAGAGAATGCTTATATTCATAAACACATTGACCATAACAAAGGGGATTTGACTCATATTAGGTGGAATTTGATATTGGGTAAACCCGAAGACGGAGGGCATTCAATTTATGGAAAAGAAATCAATATATTAGAAGAGAAAATGATTTGGAAATGTATTGCAGGAAAAGTATTGCACGGAAGTACTCCTGTTATTGGTAAAAAACCAAGAATTACCTTATCATTGGGATTTTTTTTATGATTGTATAATTATTTTCTTAACCCAATCCACAATCCAAAATAGGTTTTAAATTAACTTCCTCATGTAAAAAAATGTGTCGTTTGAGTTCATATTTATAAATAATGTGGTAGTATTTTTTTATTTAAATCAATAATACATAATTTATGTCAGTAACAAGAGAGGAAATCCGTGGTACAAAAATTTTGAATGAAATCAAATCTTCTAATTTAAAAAAAACGGAATACGACACAGAAACCAAACAAATGCTTGTTGAATTCAATAATGGAACAAAGTATGAATATGGCGATGTACCCCATCAGATTTATACTAGATTTAGATTATCAGAATCACAAGGAAAATTTTTTACCGCTGAAATTGCAAAAAAATACAAGTACAAAAAAGTATAATACTCTGACTATTTATTTAGGATGAGTAATTTAAAAAAAATCCTTGATAGTTTTAAATTGAAAGATTCCCTAAACCCCAAGGTTTGGGAAAATCCTAAAGACCCGAAAGAAGCTACCATGAAATCAAAAGTTAGAGAGGCTTTGATGAAGATTTCAGAGGAGTTTGTCGATGATTTAGGTGACGATGTTTTTGTGGAAGATGTTTTTCTAATGGGTTCACTTGCGAACTTCAATTGGTCGGAGTTTTCAGATTTTGATTTACACGTTATAGTGGATACGGACAGATATGGAAAAGAAAAGGATTTATATGTCGAACTTTTTGATTTGAAGAAAAAACTTTTCAACTCCAAACATGACATCAAAATTTATGGATATGATGTAGAGTTATATGCTCAAGGTTCAACTGATGAACATTATAGCGATGGAGTATTTTCTGTGTTCAATAACGAATGGGTTAACAGACCAACAAAAAAAAGACTTGATTTGAATATGTCTGTTTTGAAGGATAAGATTGAATGTTGGACAGAAAAAATTGACGACGCAATTGAAAATGCTAAAGAAACAAAGAATACAGAACCATTGAAAAGACTAAAAGATAAGTTGAAAGACTATAGGCAATCTGGTTTAAGTCAGGAAGGAGAATTTTCCTATGAGAATTTGGTTTTTAAATATTTGAGAAGGTCTGGTCACATAGGTAAACTTTTTGATATAAAAAATAAAATGAAGGATAAAGAACTTTCCATCGAAAGAAAAATTACTGAACAAATTGATGAACTAAAACCTAAAGACCTAATTTCAAAATCAACTTTTCTCTCATCATTGATGGACCTGATAGAAAATAGAGCAAAATTCGAGTATACTCCCGGACAGAAATTAATAAAAGATAAAGATGTGGTAAAAATTCAAGAAGCACTTCAATACTTGGGTTTTCTACTTCCAAAATACGGTGTCGACGGTAAATTTGGGGAAGAAACAAGGGGTGCTGTTATAGATTTTCAAGAGAAGTATGATTTGGATAAGACAGGAAAAGTGGATGACTCAAATCTAAAATTTTTAATAGCGGCTTTGATTGTAAAAGAATTCAATGATACAAAACTTTCGACAATTGAATATCAAGGAGAACCCACAGATGATAAATTTACATACTTAGATTTGAATGACCCAATCGGATACACAACTTATAAAAAAATCTGCCAAGCATTTATTGATAGTAGAAATACAAACGCATTTGTGTCTGGTGATATGATGGCAAATTGTGCTAAAAAATATTTTTCACAAGGATATATTCCACCTGAGTTAGCGTTAGCTCAACTTACTTTAGAGGGAGGTCTTTCTAAAGTTCTAACTGCAAAACCAATCAAAACAAAAAACCCATTTAATGTTGGTAATACGGATTCAGGAAAGTTGAACTACCAAGATTCTTTTCAAGACGGTGTTTGCCTCTACTATGATTTGATGACAAAAAGTTATTTAACCAAAGGAAAAACTGCAAAAGATTTACTACAAAACTTTGTAAATGTCAGGGGAAACAGATATGCATCCTCTGATGAATATGAACAAGACTTGGGGTCCTTGGTCAACTCGATAAAAAAAGTGACGGAACCTATTGCCTGATTTTAAATTATTTAGAAAAACGTATATTTATAAAGAAAAATTGAATGGCTTTAGTTACATATCTCATAGGTTCCTGTTCTGGCGGTCCAGCTATACTTGTTGACTTTGACAGTAGTAGTTTACCAGCAGTAAACGGTAACTATTATCTTACTTTTACAGGTGCAACAACTGAAGGTTGTTATGATATAATTGATAATGCTGAACCTGCAACAGGAGTTGATAAAGTAGCGACTTTATCTTCGGATTACGGAGATTGTGCAACTTGTTTAGCTGTTGTCACTCCAACACCAACTGCAACAACCACACCAACTAAAACTCCAACGAATACACCAACACCAACTAAAACACCAACCAACACACCAACTAAAACACCAACTCAGACACAGACACCAACACCAAGCAACACACCAACTAAAACACCAACTAACACACCAACCAACACACCAACCAACACACCAACAAATACAAATACCCCAACACAAACTATTACACCTACTAATACCGCCTCAAATACACCAACCCCAAGTCAAACTCCAACGAATACACCAACAACAACTCAAACCCCAACAAATACTCCGACAAACACCCCTACTAAAACACAAACTCAGACACCTACCAACACACCAACTAAAACACCAACTCCGACACCAACCCCTCCAGGATTTTGGATTATTACAGATTGTGATGACACAGTCCGTATCGTAGATTTAGTAGGAATTTCTCCAACACTTGGACAGATGTATCTCTTACAGTTCAGTGGTGCAACCCCCTATGGTTGTTATTTTATCACTGACACAAGTTATGGACCATCTACAGACATCGGAGGTTCTTTAGGTGGACCGTACACCGACTGTGCTGAGTGTGGTCCATATTACACAGGTACATCTGTGAATGCATTCTATGAATCTGTTGGAACTTGTTGTGAAAGTGGGACAACTTTCAACTACCCACACCCTGAATATGCGACAAACGGTGGAATCGCAATACAATTAAACGCAGTTGAAATTGGAGGATTCAATGGACTTAATAATTAAATTAAATTAAAAAAAAAATATATGGCAGACTTAAAACCAATAGGAAGTGAAAAACTTTCAGGACAGGATAAAATACAAAGAATTTTGGAAATTGCTCGATATAATGAGACGGTTCCAAAAAATTTAAATGAAACATCTAATACAGAATTTTCAATTCCATTAGCGGATGGCTCTGAGTATCAAATCGTAAAAGAAAAACAAGGTTATGTTATTAAAAAAAATATTTCTGAATCCGTGACTGAATATATTGAGCCGATGAAAAACAGAAAGTATTATCCATCTTATTCTCAGGCTTTGAAAAGATTGAATCTTCTCGCCAAGGAAATTAATAGGCTTAACGAAAATGATGAGGGTGTAGAACTTTTTGGGGAGCAGAAAAAATTTGTTCTCAAAACACCAAAACCCAAAATGGATGAACCCGAGGCTGTAGCGGCGCCTTCACAACCACCTTCAGTTCCTTCACCAGAACTCCCGAGTGCTCCTGAAGCGGGTCTTGATATGGGTCCTGAAGAAACTTCTCCTTCAGTGGATATTGATATGACAGATGATGAGGTGTCATCCTCAGATGGACAAATGGATATTGAAGCCGGTAAAGAGGATATTCAGAGTGAACCATCACAAGAAATGATTACCTTCAAGACAATTCAAAAACTTACAGGTAGACTAACTCAAAAGATTAGAGACTATGATAACCAAGATGGCATGACTTCTGAGGATATAAAATATGTGATTAATATGGTTCTATCGGCATTAGACCTAAAAAACTTGTCTGATGAAGACAAAGAAGATATCATGGCTAAGTTTGAACAAGCTGAGGAAAGAACAGAAGAAGGTAGTGATAGTGGAGCAGAAGAGGACATTACCTCAGATACTGAAGTAAAAGATATTCAAGCTGATATGGATATCCCTGTAGACCAAGAAATGGGAGAGGGAGACCACGGTATGATTCTAAATAATGTATATCAAGAATCAAAAGTTGATAAGGTATTATCGAAATACTTTGAAATTTCAAAAAAAGAAATTTTAGAAGTGAGAGAAAGAAAGGGGAACAGAAAAATAGAAAACCAAGCGCGTTTGGAACAAAAGATGAAAAGTGTTTCAAAATTCACAGAGTCACTTGAACAAGAAACGGCTTCAAGAAAATTCTTGGAAGAAAATTTTGAATTTAATTTGATAGGTAAAACAAACAAGAAAAACTTGGTTTTTGAAAATTCAGAAAAACAAGTAAAAATTACACCTGAGGGATTTGTTGTATGAGTCATTTAGTATTTGTAAACGGTCTTGGACCTGATTACAAAGGTGATAATATATATGAATTTATTTTTTCTGATATTGTAGATGTTTGGGGAGATTCTTGGGAAAGTAAACCATCGAATGGATATCCAAGTCCTCCTGAACTTGAAAAAATTAAAAAGGTTGGAGTTCTAAGAAATACCGATATTAAATTGGAATTGATACAGAACTCCGATTTTTTTTGTATGATAGACGCAATAGATGATGTGGTTGCGTTAGGATGGGAACCTGAAGAGTTAAGAGGACAAAAGAGATTGGTTTTTAGGTTTGGAGAGGAAGAACAAAAAATAAAAGATAAACTCTACGAAAGAGATTTTATTTTGGAATTTGAAAAAAATGTAGTATATGAAAAGTAATAACAAAGCGTTTCAACTTATCGAAAAAGGTTTATCCGCGAATACTGTTGCAAAGCTAGATGAAGCTCAAATTGGGGTACTTCATAAAAAATTGGTTAGTGAAGTCACGATGGTTTCCGCAGGAGATTCAAGTACAATACAGAAACTCAAAGCGGAAAAAAAACCATTTGAAGTTTACGAAAAACAGGGTGATGTGAAAGAACAAGATGATGTGGATATGGAAAAAGACCCATTCGAGCTTCAATCTACTCAAGATAAAAGACAAGTAGGACCGAGTGATTATGGAGACAATCCAAAGGTAGATAAAGAAATGGACTCCGATGACGCTGATGGTATGGGAATAATGGAGGATAAAAAAACCGAAAAAACCCCTTTTGCAATTTGCACAGCACAATTGGGTAAAGAATTTGGAAGTAGGAAAAGAAGTCAGTGGAACGCTAAAGAAATGAACAAGTATGAAAGATGTGTTAAAGACGTTAAAAAATCTTTAAAGGAAGGAAAAAATCCCGTATCTTTATTTTTAGAAAACGAAATCACAAGAATTGTCGAAAAACATTTACCTCCGAAAATCACAAAAGGTGACTTGATGAAATATCTTGAAGAACAAGGTCCTGCTACTGCACCCACAAAACCAAAAGAAAAACCTGGTACAAAAGAAAAACCTGGTTCACCTACAAGACCTATGAGACCAGGAAAAAATCCTCATCCTGGTGAAAAGGAAGCTCCGAGAGCAAAAAAAATTTCACCTGATGACGCAAAAGACAATGTAATAAAGACAATAATGAAACTTTTGAAAAAATGAGTAAAGTAATTAGAGAACAAATAGACTATGGAGATTATCCTGAAAGGATGGACCCCAATCTCGAAAGAAAGCTTAAAAGTGCTAAAAGTTTATATGCTCAAAATCCTGCATTTAGGAAAGGAGCTAAAGATGTCTCAAGAATTGCAAGCTCAAGATTTAAAAAGGTTGTTGATAAACTAAGACAAGCAAGGACTTTACAAAGTATCACACCAAACATGATTCAAAGAATATACATGGAGGAAATGAGTAAAGTCCCTATGATTATTCAAATCGAAGCTAGACACAGACAAGAACTTGAAGAATTGGCAAAAAAAGTTTCATTAGAAGAGACTGAAGTGCCTGAAGGATGGTATCAAATTGAAGCTTTATTAAATAGAGAGCCGATTGATGTTTCAAATTTCAGGTTTAACCCTGAAGAAGACGAAGAAGAGGAAGAAGATAAAAAGCAAAAAATAGAGATTCCATCTTTTGATGTTGAAGACTTAACAAAAGAAGAAGAGTTAGAATTAGAAAAACACAAGAGAAACCTAATAAACGCTATTGTACAGGGTGCTGCCAAGAAAGGTCATTACCTTTTTCAAAAACCAGAGGTAAAATCCGAATTGGATAGAATTGATTCGAGACTATACCCCGCATATTTGGGAGTAATGGCAATCAATGATTTTCTCTACTTCAGTATGGAACAGATGATTGAACAAATGAGTGCAACGGGAAACGGAGTTGCTGGAAAAGTAGAATTACAAGATGCCGATGAAGAAGATGGCGATGAAAGTGGAGGTGAAGAAAAACCAGACACCAAAATTGTTGCTGAAGGGTTAATATTCCCAATTTTGACACATGAAATTATCAAAGGTGTGAAAGCTGCTAATGCTAGATTTGGTCTTCCTACCGACCCGAGTATGAGAGAAAAAGTAAAATCCCAAGTCGATATTTTATCAAATGAGCCTATGCAACTACGTATTGGACCTGAGGTTGTTGAAAAAATAAGATTTTCTCTTCCTGATAAAATGTTTGATGAATCAAACAAGGGGTTAATAAACTGGTTTGAAATTCAATTATACCAAATTCCCGCTCAAGAATTTTTGGAAATTATAGGTAATGCTATTTCTGAGGATAAATCCAAACAGGAAAAGGCAACTAAAAAATTCGAGGAAATCATGAAAGAAGCCATGGAATTGAAAAGAGAATATGAAGATTATCAAGAGGACCAAGGTGATGAAGGTAAAAGTGGCGATGACGAAGATGATGATTTAGATGATTTCTTGGGAAGTTTGGGAATATCGAGACCCAAATAATTTTCTGTGACTAAAGAACAACTAATTATCGAAGGGACCAAATGCATAAGGAATACTCCGTATGCATTAAAAACTTATTTACAAACTTATGATAATACTGTATCAAAATACGTCCCATTAGACCTTTTTCCAGACCAAATTCGTTTAATACAAGATTATGACGAGTTCAATGAGAATATAGCCCTAAAATATAGACAAGCTGGTGTTTCTACTGTCACCGCTGCTTGGGCGTCGAAAAAATTGGTCTTTGCAAAAAAACAAAAACCTGAAAAAATTCTGATTATTGCTAACAAACTCGACACTTCCGTTGAAATGGCTAATAAAATTAGAAATTTCACAGAACAATGGCCTGCTTGGGTTGGAGTTGGATTTTCAGTAGATAAAAATTCTCAAAGGCATTTCAAATTAACAAACGATTGTGAGGTTAAAGCAGTTGCGACTTCAAAAGATGCTCTTCGAGGATACACCCCAACAATTTTGATTTTTGACGAGGCCGCGTTCATAGAAGCAGATAATGATTTTTGGTCAGCTTGTATGGCCTCCCTTTCGACTGGTGGTAAGGTCATTGTTGTGTCCACTCCAAATGGTTACGACCAAATATATTACGATATATATGACCAAGCGCTCAGAGGAATGAATGAATTCAAAATCTCCGAGATGTTTTGGTATAGAGACCCGAGATATACTAGAGATTTATACATGGTAAAAACCACTGATTTAGTTCATTTTTTATTGAATAGGGAAGATTATCCTCAAGATATCATAGTCGATTTATCAGTTAACAATCCATATGAGAGAGACCACGCAATAACAACCGATTATATATCCAAAGGATATAAGCCTTGTTCGTCTTGGTTTGAGAGTATGGTGAAGAAATTGAAGTATGATAGAAGAAAAGTTGCACAGGAATTGGAGTGTAATTTTTTAGGTTCTGGTGATAACGTTTTTGAGCCCGAACTTATGAGAAACATCTCACACAATCAATTAAGGGAACCTTTAGCGAAAATGATGGGAGGTTCACTGTGGATTTTCAAAGAGGTCGAAAATAATCACAAGTATGTCATGGGTGTGGATGTGTCGAGAGGAGACTCTGAGGACTTCTCATGTATTGAAATTATCGACTTTGATACTCGTGAACAAGTATTGGAATACGTTGGAAAGGTACCACCTGATGTCATAGCAGACATTGCGTATAAATGGGGTTCGATGTATAATGCTTATTGTGTGATTGATATTACGGGTGGTATGGGAGTCTCTACTGCAAGAAAGATGCAAGAAATGTCATATTCTAGTGGACTTTATGTAGACAATATAGACCCCTCAAAAAAATGGAAATGGGACCCCAAACTAAACGAAAAAATACCAGGAATAAATTTTAACTCGAAGAGGGTTCAAATCATATCAGCATTTGAAGAGGCATTAAGACATGATTTCAAGGTCTATTCAAATCGTCTATATAATGAAATGAACACTTTTATATACATTCACGGAAGACCTGACCATCAAAAGGGTCACCATGATGATTGTATTATGGCTATGTCTATGGCGATTTATGTTGGTGAAAAGAATTTTCAGTCCATACAGAAAGTTGTGAACCACACCAAGGCAATGTTAAATTCATGGACTAATATTAGCCACGAAAACAAAAACTCATCTGAATTCTTTAATCCTATGGTACCCCAAATGGGACGTTATAACTCACACAAACCTGGTCAACCCTCAAGAAGTGACTATCAAAAATATGGGTGGTTATTTGGAGTAAAATAACTATTTATATTATCTTGGTATCAAGTAAAATTGTAAAATGAGTGAACAGAATCTAACGGTATGGCAACGGTTATCGAAAACCTTTGGTCCGAATTCCCTTCTCAATCAAGATTATCCTATCTATAAGTTTGATAAGAAAGAACTTCTTAGAACGAAAAGTAAAGATGAATATGATAGGGAAAAATTACAGGCTCAACAGAGTTATTATATTGCAAATCAGTGGGCTAAAGTCGAAAACAATTTATATTCTCAAGCAATTTATTATGAACCATCGAGACTATCTGCTCAATATGACTACGAATCTATGGAGTATACTCCTGAAATTTCAGCAGCTTTAGACATATATGCTGAGGAGTCTACAACACCAAATGAGGATGGATTTATTCTACAGATTTATTCCGAATCCAAAAGGATAAAAGGTGTGTTAGCAGACTTATTCAACAACTCTTTAGACATCAATACCAATCTTCCAATGTGGACAAGAAATACCTGTAAGTACGGTGATAATTTTGTCTATCTCAAATTGGACCCAGAAAAAGGGGTTGTAGGATGTCAACAATTACCAACTATAGAAATAGAACGTAGAGAGGTGGGTGTAAGCCAAAAAATTACGATAGAGCCTGAAAAACCTGAAGACAGAAAAGCGCTTCACTTTGATTGGAGTAATAAAAATATGACTTTTCAATCATGGGAAATTGCTCACTTTAGACTACTTGGAGACGATAGAAGATTACCTTATGGAACTTCGATGTTAGAAAAGGCTAGAAGAATTTGGAAACAACTATTATTGTCCGAAGATGCAATGTTGATTTATCGTACATCAAGAGCTCCTGAAAGAAGAATTTTTAAGGTTTTTGTTGGAAATATGAACGATGACGATGTTGAGGCATATGTACAACGTGTTGCCAATAAATTTAAAAGAGAACAAATTGTAGATAGTAAAACGGGACAAGTAGACATGAGATTTAATCAGATGGCGGTGGACCAAGATTATTTTGTACCCGTGAGAGACCCAGCAGCTCCAAGTCCAATTGATACTTTAGCTGGTGCACAAAATCTATCTGAAATTGCTGATATTGAATATATTCAGAAAAAACTTTTAACAGCTCTAAGAGTACCTAAAGCCTTTTTGGGGTTTGAAGAAGTTGTCGGTGATGGTAAGAATTTGTCTTTACAAGACATTCGTTTTGCTAGAACTATAAATAGGATTCAGAGAAGTATGCTCCAAGAACTTAACAAAATTGCAATTGTTCATTTGTTTTTGTTAGGTTTCGAAGATGAGTTGGAAAATTTTACTTTAGGTCTTACAAACCCTTCAACTCAAGCAGACCTACTTAAAATTGATGTTTGGAAAGAAAAAGTTTTGCTTTACAAAGATTTGGTTTCAGACCCAGGGAACGGTATTTCTGCCAGTTCTTCCACTTGGGCTAAAAAACATATTTTTGCTTGGTCAGATGATGAGGTTAAAACGGATTTACAACAACAGAGAATTGAAAGAGCTGTAGGTGAAGAATTGAAACAAACACCAACAGTGATTTCTAAAACTGGTTTTTTTGATAATATCGACAAACTTTATGGCTCATCAACAGGAGCAACACCATCAGCCGGAGCTGAGACAACACCTGGTGGGGAAGAAACTTTAGGAGGTTTACCTGGTGTAGAATCGACACCTCAATCACCAGAATTGGCTCCTCCTGAGACACCTGAGACAACAACACCTTCTGATACGGCAATTACTCCTGAGTCCAAACAAAAAGACATGAATATTTTAGTAGAAAGTGATTTGATAGAAGGTAAACAGGTAATAGATTTGGGACACGGACAAAAATCTTTAGGAAAAATTTCTGAAGAATTAAATAAGTTGTTGAACTCTTAATATTTATTTTAAAAGTAGATAGAATGACATTTGGTCAGTTAAAATCAATTATAGAGGAGAATTTACTAAACTCTTATAAAAATGAAGCAGAATTTAAAAAAACTCTTAGAGAGTTTAAAGGGAACGTTTTGAAAAATAAAAAGTTCTCGAAATTATTTTCTGTATATGAACAACTCTCAACTCCACAGGGATTATCTGAAAAAGAGGCAGATATTTTTTTAAATGAAGGATTGAATTTGATTTCCAAGATTATTCATTCTATTAAGATGCCTTATTCAAAATATACTCCTGAAACTAATTCATACGTTGACATTGACAATTTGGTCTACACCACAAAACATAATATTACAGAAAGAATTCAATCCAAAAAAAGTATTATAGGTTTATTGATGAGTGAGCCCAAAAGGGATAATGACCCTGTAAAAATTCCACTTAATTCGATGGTAAAAATTGCAAATCAAACCTTGGAAAATTATATTCAATCGATGGATTCAGGAACTAAAAAACTTTTTTTGGAAGTTATCAAATCCGAAAAAGATACTCTGGAAAAGCAATATTTATCGTTAAAGGAAACCACTATCGAAAAACTTAATAATTTACTTTCTGAACAAGATGAATCTGAAATGAAAACTAAAATTTCAGAAACAATCGAAAAACTACATAAAGAGAATTTTTCTCAAATCAATTATGTAAAATTAATCTCCTTAGAAAACGGATTATAATCCGTTTTTCTTTTTTTCAATATAGATTGCTTTAAGTAATTTTTTTCTTTTTTTTACAGACTTTTTTTCAAATTCTTTCCGTTCATTCAGAATTTGGTTCTGTTTTGTTTTGATAACTTTATTCTTGAGTTGTTTGAGAGATTTTTCCAGGTTATCGTTATTTTTTATTTCTATTATCAACATATTAGATATAAATATTGTTTTTTGATTCATTTTTGACTATTGGAAAAACTACTCGTATTTTTATAAAAATAAATTAAATGTAATATGAGTATCAATGAAAAAAGGAAAAAGCGTCAAATTAAATCTTTTCAATCCAATTAAATCTATGTATGGAACAGTTGATTCCAAAAACTTAAAATCAATTTTTATTAACATTCAGTCTTGGGTCACACCCATACAAGAAATGGAAAATTGGAACAGAATTGTAAATAACCTAAGTAGACAAATAAAACACTCAGTGTACGATTCTAACAAATCAGAATTATTTTTAACGAAAACAATAATTGATTTGGACTTAAGAGTAAGCGGGATATCTACAGGAAAAAAATCTTTTTTTAATTTGGAAGTCAATTTATTTGCAAATGAAGAATTGAATTTCAAATCAGAAAATCTGAAAAAACAAATTAAAATAATCATCAAATCAATTTACCGAAATAATATTGAAAAGAACTCTTATTTTACTTTCTCAAAGTCTAAAAAATAATTAAGATTACAATTCTGTATATTTATTTGAAAATAAAGGATGAAACAATTAAGAATATTAGAAGCTCATGAACTTGGTCATGGAATTTTGATAGAAATGGACGCAGGGTATATTAATCCCCATGATTCACTTAATCTTCAACTAATGGAACAAGCAAAAAAAATGGATTTCAAAAATCCGTTTGAGTTTTATGCAGTTCTACAAAAATACGATACTGCTAATCGTAATGGAAGATTTTATCCAGAAAAAATTCTGAAAAGAGAAGCTGAAAGATATAAAAAAATAATACAAAAAGGTTTGTCAACATCAGAGCTCAACCACCCTGAATCTTCCTTGATTGATTTAGATAGAGTATCGCATCTGATTACAGACATTTGGTGGGATAAAAACATATTGATGGGTAAATTAAAACTGTTGACAAGTCCAGGATTTCACGAGTCAGGGGTTGTTTCTTGTAAAGGAGACATTGCTGCGAATCTAATGAGACAGGGTGTTACGATGGGGGTTTCATCCCGTGGCGTCGGTTCGCTCAAAAAAGTCGGTGAGAGAAACGAGGTACAAGAAGATTTCGAGTTGATATGTTTTGATTTAGTTTCATCACCCTCAACTCCAGGGGCATATTTGTTCTCAAACGTTGATGAAAGGGGTCAATATGAGGAAAACTTAGAAGAAGAAAAAAAATCCAAAACAGAAGGTCAAATAGACAAATCTATTGATTTAATGAAAAAACTCACCGATTTTTTGGGAAAATAATTCTATGGACCAAAAGTATTTCGTAGCTAAAATTCAGTATGAACTTACTGATGAAACAACAGGTAAAATTAAAAAGATTAGAGAAGAAAAATTAGTTAAAGGTTTTTCTGTCACAGATGTTGAGGCAAAAGTAACCAAAAGATATGAAACTTTTTCGTATGATTGGAGAATAACATCAGTATCTGAAAGTAAAATTGATGAAGTAATTGAAAAGTAAAAGAGTGGTTAACCACTCTTTTTCATTTTTGGAATATTTATTTATAAAAAAACATGGCATTTTATTTAACAGGATATTACGTTAAGGAAGGCTCAGAGGATACTCAAGTAGCAATTTTTTACCTGAATAGTTATAGGGATTTAGATTCTTGGCAAAATAATACAGGCAATACAATTAAAGTTACACAGATACCCAACTCAACAATGGACATAAAACAGGCTATTGCAGGAGAAAGTTACAGAGTGAACCTTACAAATAGAGATGGGGCCACCGATAATTATTACATGATTACAGACAGTTGGAGCGAAGTAAGTGGTATGATAGACCAGCGAATAAGGAAAGGAGATACATTTAACT